TATCTGGCCGCCATGCATACCTAAGTTGGCCAAGGCTCTGCCCCAAGCGCTGCTCTCACAATTCTCAATGGCGCTTGTTTTGTTGACGTTGCTGCTTCCCCTGATTTCTTCAGCAAAGCCAGTAGCAATGACCGTTCCGGCAGGATTGCGAATTGTGGCTTTCATAACAACCCGGTTGCCGTCATCAATCATAACGTCACTTTCAAGGCCGTAGTCTAAACCAAAGTGGGTGCGGAAAACCTCAATGCGTTTTGCGACTTCAGTATATTTTTTGCCGCCGCGTTGCGTCACGCCGTGCGATTCATTCATAGCAGCTACAGCTGCCATTGCCTTGGTTATGTCAGTCATTGTCGCCCTCTACAGTTCGTGTCGAAAATAAACCCTTGTGTTCCGGGTTCTTATCCATCCACAGCCGCGCATAGTACGGCGCGTGGTGGTCATTTATTTTTAGTTGTTTGTTGTCTGGCCGGGCGTCTACCAGTTCGACATTTGTCTCCCAACGTATGCGCTCCATGATCATCTGTGAGCCTACCCGGCTATGCCCCTTGGCTAGGGCTTCATGGGTAAAGCGATCCCACAGTCTGTAGACAATAGGGTTCTCATTGTGGAAGCGCATAAACCTAGCTTCACGTTCATTGCGTGGCAGCTGCAGCTGCTCGAATAAGTTAGGCTGCTCATTCATGGCGTTATCGCAAACACAAAAGCAAGCATTGCCCAGAAATACACAGCGCCCAGCATGCTTAGGCCAATGAAACAGAACAGCTTAAATGCAATTCTAAATTTGTTTGGTTTACGCAGGCCGCGCTCTGCTTGATGCATGTGCAGCCATAACAATCGCTTTTCCATGTCATTCCTCATTTGAAGCCCCATAATGTTTTTGCCTCTGCCAAAACGTCAGGGTGAACGTCCCAGCCCCACATATGGCCGAAGTCTGGTTCGACTAGGCCGATCAATTCTTCAACGGTAGACGCAGCCTGCAGCTGCTTTTCGCGGATGCGGCACTTGGCAGCCACATGCTTTAGGACACTGGCCATGCCCTCATCTGTCAGCAGGTCACAGTTGTCTGCTGTGAATACCTTGTAGCCATTGCTGTTTGCGTACACGATGCACTGCGGCCTGCCAGTGCCATGACCATACCCGGCCACCTGTGATAGGTGCGACCATGTGGGCTGTGTAGGCAGGCTGGCGGTGCGCTTGCCGGACTTGGCGCGCTGGTCAAAGCTTGACCATTTTGTTTTCAGTTCAATCTGTTTGCTAAAATCTGGGCGCCCATTGTAGGGCAGGGTAACGCCGGGCAGGTTGGCAAAGATTTCAGATTCGCCTTCCAAACGGTTCAAGCCCATTTGTCCAGCTGCATCCCGAACACCCTCAACAACAGCGCGCAGCACTTCACCAAATTCATCCCGGCATATTTCCAGCTGGCGCGCGTCCTTGCCATTGTCCCAATCGCGTGGCTTGTACTTGCTGAAGGCGTCAGCGCCCTTGGCTATAGCTTCTTCTATGTCGCCTTCACCCAGAAGAACATCTTCACTTTGCGTCTGCACTGTGCGGCCTGACATCATCTTGGCGCTGTCATTGTCATATAGCTTGATGATATGACGCGCGTGATCTTTGTCGCCCTCGACCTCGCCCTTGATGATGCGCCAAGCAAGACTGATCTTCACCCGGACATAACACTTGTCGAAGTAAGTCCGGCAGAGCGGCCTGCTCTCAGGATTGCTATGCCAAAGATAATGCTTTGATGACGCCCATGTGGGTGTAGTTGGGAAGCCCATATATAAAAACCCCTCTCCAATAGTCTTGGAGAGAGGCTAGTCTGTTTGTCCGATGTTGTCAAACAGGATTCGTGTGGGAGTCAAACAGGGTGCATTCTAGCTGTAGGGTTCATGCTTTCTGTCGGTGTAATGATCGTGATGATGATCGCACCAATGTCCTTGATTTATCTCTTTTTTAGGGACTTGGACTATTTCAGCATCCCGCAGGTCAGGGCGAAAATTTGCGCTTAAGACAGGCGCAGACCACTCAATATCAACGTCCTCATAGGTGGGAAAAATTTTATCTGCATTATAGATTGTAAAGGTTTTCTTGCCCGGCACCGGGTAGGGCGCGCCAATCAAAAGCCTGCCTGTCCCGCGCTCACGATTGAGCGAGCCGCTACGCATTATGGCTTCTGGGTCTACCTTGTCACATCGCGCTCTGGTCATGTCGTATGTAAACAATGCGCCAGCCAAAAAACCGTAATGCGAATCTTCAATTTCATCAGCCCATTTAAGGGCAATAGTGTGTTGCAGATAAAAAGAGTTCATAAACACGCAAAGCATTGTTTCGTCCTCTGAATACCACAACGCGCGAGGATCTCGCTCAACATGCCACTCTTTGTTGTCTTCATTAGGGGGCGTGATATAGCCCAGCAAGGGCATAGGATAGCTTTGGTACATAATCTGCTGGGGTGTGCAGTCTAGTATTTGTGCATACTCTTCTGCATCAAGCCGCGAGATATTTATAGCGCCAGATTTATGACGGCTCAGTGTTTCACGTTTGATCCCTTTTTCTTCAGCGACCTGCGTATTCGTCATGCCGCTGCGCCTAATCATTTTGTCTAAATTGTTGCCCATTAGATTCTCGTATGGATATGCTTTTGGATAAACTACCATAATTACATTTGTCCTTTCCCGACACAATACTCTTCAGAACGTAAATAACTTGTCGGATATAGTCAAGCTATGGTACGTCTGTATGTATGAAGCTTGATTTATACAGAAAACAAAACGGCCTATCTCTTGCAGCGTTAGCCAAGTTAGTAGGTGCATCACATGCAACAGTTGTCCGGCGCTGGTGTTTGCCTAAAGGGCATCCGCAGTCACTGATACCCAATGCCAAATACATGGTCAGGATCATGGACGTCACCAACGGCGCTGTGCAGCCAAATGATTTTTATGGGTCAGCGGGTGACTGAGGATGAGCTGCACAAGCTGGTGTCACAATGGCTTGACCATGCCCTGCCTGCGGGGTCTGTGTTTCATCACAGCCCAAATGAAGGCAAGCGGCATGTGGCCTACAAAGCGAAGCTGGCGGCTATGGGTATGAAAAGCGGCTGGCCTGATATCGAGATATTTGTACGCCAGCAGTATTTTTGGGACGGCCTACCCAAGCCTATCTTCATAGAGCTGAAGGCACCCAAGCGCGGCACACTGTCTGCGAATCAAAAGGCCATGCAAGAGCAGCTGCAGGGTTGTGAGTGTATCGTTGCCACGCTGAACAAGCTGGCCAAGGTGCGCGCTTTTCTCAGCCACCACATAGAACTGAGAGACAACGCCAAGACACAATGGCTGGAGCAGATTGCTCTTGCAAAGGGGGGCTGATGCCAAACTACATGAAGGTCAGCACCAAGCCCGGCGTGTGGGACACAGTCATTGAGTGTGATTTTTGTGAGGGTACAGGCACCGTATCTGGTGAGGTGGCCGTGGTGGACTTCATGCATGGCGGTTATTTGAAGTCAGCTATATGCGATTGCACAGACTGCGATGGCCGGGGGTATCGATATCCGACAGAGGATGAAGAGGAGCAGCTGCATGCAATGCCCCAAGTGCAATAAATCCACACAAGTGCTGGACAGCAGGCCGGATGGCAGGGCTGTAAAACGCCGGCGAAAGTGTAAGTCCTGTGGCTTCCGCTTTGCTACAACCGAAAGCATTATCAAAGAAGCCAAGCCTGCAAAGGCCAAGCCTGTCACCAAGCCTTACAAAACAAAACCCAAGGAACCCGCCTATGAACCCCCAAAGAACCGGGGCAGGGACTTGGATGAGATCTGGGATGACATGACAGACGCCGGGGACGGCCTGAGCTTGAGGGAGCTGGGGCTTGAGTGATAATCGACAAAAAGATGATTGGTATCCTACACCGCCCAGCGCTACGGCTGCTCTGTTGAGCAGGGAGAAGTTCGGCAAGACTATCTGGGAGCCTGCAGCTGGTGACGGCGCCATAGCCAAGGTCTGTGAAAAGGCAGGCTATGACGTTGTAGCATCAGATCTAAATGATTATGGGTACATGGACGCGCTGACCAATGTAGACTTTTTGCTGGAGCCTGAGCGCGCAGCTGACCACCTGATTACCAACCCGCCATATAAATTGGCGCAGGAGTTCATACAAAAGGCCATAGACCTTGGCTGCACCAAACATGCTTGGTTGTTGCGTCTAGCGTTCCTCGAGGGCAGCAAACGGTACTGGGGTTTGTTCGCGCCAAATCCACCAGCTCGTATTTATGTGTTCAGTCATAGGCTCACAATGATACGCGGTGATCACGATGAAAGCTGGTACGGCTCTGGCAAAATGGCATTCGCTTGGTTCGTATGGGACAGCGCTTGCCGGGGTGATGACCCGCAGCTGTTTTGGGTGCCGGAAAAATGACAGAGCAGCAGGCGATGACAATAGCCCGGCAGGAATACAGACGGCTCACACTTGAGGGCATGGGCATATTTTTGATTGCAGAGGCGTGGGATATCCCGGCCATCAGATACTGCAGCGACTATCAAGCTGACTTTGAGCATGTGCGCTCAGGGCTGCCAGAGCATCTAAGAAGTTATGGTGTTTTAACAGAGCCTTATGTGCTGCAGCAGATGGCCAAACAAATAAGGGGGTTGACGGAATGAACGATGACGATAAAATCAGCAAGCCTGCTGTCGAGGAGCTAGCTACGCTAGCTAGCATAGATAGCTATCATGCTAGCTTACCCATAGATAGTTATAGTAAAGAAAGCATAGCTAGCTCTACTAAGCTAGCTGACGTACAGCGAATCATTTCTCAAACTGCCAAGCATACCAAGCCAGCCTATCGCCGTGCTATCGAGCGCAGGCAGG